TTTTACCAAGGCGTCCAAACGCTGCTGTGGGTCGAACTCATTGAGCGACCACACCGCGTCACGGATCAGTCCGACCTCGTTGCCTGACAGCACATCGAACAGGTCGTGCCACTCTTCTTCGCTGAGTGGCTCGAGCGTGTCACCGTCGACGCGGACACCCGTCACCACTGCAGCAGCCTCGCACGCGGCGTCATAGTTGTAGCCGTAGTGCCGGTCGATCGGCACATCAACTCGCACCGGGTGCTTCGACGTGAGCTCAGCCCACGCACGCCCTGACATGCGAGTAAACCGCAACGTCACCAACGCATCATTCGCAGTCTCCGTCAGCGCATCCAGGCGAACCTTGATCTCGTCCTTCTCCGACACTGACGCAAGCCGCTGATCGTCGCTCGCGGCATCGATAGCTGCCATAAGCTTCTCGCGCTCAATCGCAAGCTCACCATCGAGCGCGACCTGAACATCCTTCGTGGGACGCGCCTCACGCGCCGCCGCCAACTTCTCACCAAAAGTAGTCATCATCTCCGCCGTTCATTCGCCGTAGAAAAGGAAGACCGTGGGGGCGCACGGCGAAGAAGACGCCCCCACGGTGGTCACTACGCTGCGAAAACGGTGTCAACCACAGGGCCGGTAATAACCGTCTCCTGCATGACCAAGAACTTGCCCGTACCCGTCACAGGGCGGAGCTGCTTACCCACCGTCACGGGGATCACATACCCCTTCTGTGCCGCAGTGGCGAGGATCTTGTTCGACACCATCGGTCGCACAACGAAATAGCCAGACTTGTTCTCAGCCGGCGCGACAGGCTTGAGCACAACCGCAGCAGACTTCACATCATCCGAGTCGACATACTCGAGCGACAACGAACGCGTGATCTTGCCGAGCGTCTCGAGGATTTCGAGCAGCGCGAGACGCTCATCAGGGTTCTTCGCCTGCGAGCCGCCGAAGTTGAAGCCGCCCGGGGTGAAACTGTGCGTGAGACGGAACGAACCCGCACCACCAATCTCGGTAGCGGCCTTCACCGCCGCGAGGTCAGCGATCGTCGGCACCCACCAGATGACGAGGTTGCCATCAATATCCATTGCCGGGGGGACGGTATCTGCTACATCAACCATTGGGATTCTCCTTTGCTTGGTAGTCCTGTCGGAGAACCCCGCAGGACCGGGTGCCCGCGGATTGCGGGTGGAATGAGAAAAGCCCCCGCAATGGCGAGGGCTTAGAGAGTGTTAGTCAGGCCGGGTCGGCAGTGAAGCCGAGCTCAATCACCTGAAACGGAATAGGCGGGGTCACGTCACGGTCAAGCGCGACAGGTTGTGGTGACCGCCACCACGCACGCCCGCACGACTCCCCCGCGATGATCGGTGTGACGCCGATGCCATCCTGAACAAACAAGGGCTTCACGAGCGCCGTGACGGACGCAACATTGTCATACGACGAACCGATGATGTGCAGGATAAACCGCGGATTCTGTGTGGACGACGGGCCAGCCAGACGCTCCACCGTGTCAACACCATCAACCGGGTAGATGATCACGAACGGGGCCGGCGGGAACGATCCAGTGCCATCCTTGCGGGCATTGAGAACAAACGTTTTTGCGGCCAGCGCGGGGATGCTCTGGATCTGTGCCTTGACCCAATCATTGTGCTGCTTCACAGCCCCGCCTCCTTCAACGTCTCATCGAGCGCAATACTGATGCCACGCTCAAAGTCGGCCTGGTTCTCTTCCAGCGCAGCATGCCCAAACCCGCGAGGCGGCGTTGACGGTGTACCAAACTCGCTGATGTTTCCGAGTGGCCCTTGGCTGCGCGACTTGTCGAAACCAATCTCAGCGCGGAGCACATCCACGCCGAACACTTGGTTGCCATCGAGGTCGTACGTCACCGCGTACGGCAGCGCGGGGAGCGTCTCGGAGCCCTCAAGCTTTCCGCGCCATGCGTCCTTGACGTTGCGGGCAGTCACCTCGAGCGCGGCGCGCACGTTCTTCCGCGCTGATCGAGGGATCTCGCCCAGGTCGGCGGCAAGCGTGTTCAGTTCGTCAAAGTTGAAGGAAACGCCGTCAGCCATCAGCTGAGCTCCACCACAGGGAAACGACGAGCCGTTGCATGCGACTTCAGGAACGGGCCAACAACCCGCACACGTGACCCCACAAGCTCCGGGTCACCATCCTCACCAACCGCGATGCATTCCACAATGTCATCAGTCAGCACACCCAACACGGTGATCGACGTATGCCACTCAGCAGCAGTCTCAGCAACCTTCAACCCCGGAACCTGCACATCCCTAGGACGCGAATCCGGAAACTGATACTTACCCATCACCGATGCATGAATCACCGCGAGCTCGTCGGTTTCCTCGAGCGTCACCGGGTCAGTGACCTTGTTTCCCGTCGCACGCGAGACCGTGAATGTCTCGGTGTGCATGGATTCAGCCATGCGGCGACCCATCGTCAGGGCGCCCGCGTGGACGCTCATCCGTTCGTCTCCAACACGTGCATGTCGCCACGCCCGAATTGGGTGCGCACAGCCGCAGCAGCATGAGGTGTCAACGTCATCCCCGTGGATGCGCCACCGTCAGCGAATGCGGCTTTGAAGTCATCAATCGCGAGGGACGACAGCCCGCCGGCGGAAAGCCCCAGCCCGAGCTCGAGCGTTGTCAACGCTTGCGCGGCGAGAACACATGCGAGGCGGGTGAGTTCTTCGGGTGCCGTTTGGAAGCCCCACGTGAACGTCACATCAACCGGGTCACTCCCCGACACGAGGATGTAGCCGGGGCGGTACGTGAACGGGATTGGGGCGCCGTCCCGGGTGACCGTGTCAACCGACACGACCGGCCATTGCGGGAGGTCTTCACGCCCCGCAGACGGGTACGCGGTGTACGTCGACACGGTGACCGGGAACAAGTGTTGCCCGGCCACCGCGCGAAGGTGCGACGACGCCGACTCCAACAGTGCCGTGATCTGCGGCTGCTGGGACGCCTCAAACGTGCGGCCCAGCAGTGCCTCAAGATCATTGACCTCAGCGAAAGCAGTCATCGTCGCACCTTCCGATCAGGACGCAGTGAACGCGACGATGCCCGTGGGGCGGAACGCCTTCGCGCCGTACACGTGGAGGCCACGGAGACGGTCACTGAACGAGTTGTCGTGGCGCATGGCCTCGGTCTTCTCGATCTGCGACACGAACGAGAACGCAGGCTTGTACCAGGCGACAACCTGGGGCTTCGCGACGATCGGCAAGTTCTCCGACTGGTACACATCGATGCCGAGAAGGCGACCGATGTAACCGTCACGCAGACCGGCAGGCGAACCCGACTGGTCAACGTTCGTCAGACGCGACGCGGCCTTGAGCAGAACCGACGTGTACTCCGCGTTGATCACAGCGACACGGTTGCTGGTCGGAACCTTCGCCTTATCGAGCGTCTTCTTGAGAAGACCGATCGCATCGAACGCCTGGTCGCCCGTGGTGATAGCCGAAGCAGCCAGGTGGGCGTTCGTGGTCGACAGGCCACTGAGGATGAACTTGTCTGCATCCTCGGCCATGCCCTCAGCCGCCGACTGCGTGTACTCGCCAAGCGAGCCAGCAGCCTGTGCACGGTCGATGTCATCGATGAGGAAGTCAAACGACTTCTCCTGGTCGATGAGCAGATCCGCCTTGGTCGACGTGATCGCATCGGGTGCCGTGGTGCGCGGGATCAGTTCAGGGACAGCCTGGTTGTCGTAGACCAGGCCAGTCTTGTAGTCCTTGATCGCGATCGCGCCAGCAGTGTTCACGCGGACGGTGTTACCCGACCGTGCGTCACCTTCGTACTGACGGTTGACGAGGTTCGCTGCAACAGCCGCCTGACGGAAGTCGAGCAGGAGCTGCGAGTTCCAGACGATGGGAATGAAGTTGGTGAGAGCCATGGCTCTCCCCCTTTCTGGTTAGTGTTTGACGCCGAGGATCGTGTCGAGGCGTCCGCTCGCGCGGGCCTCACTGATCTGCTCGGGCGTCATCGAATTGAGATCCTGTTCAGAGAGTTGGGCTGCCTTCGCGGCTTTGCCCTTCGCGCCCTGGTCGGCACCGCCACCGAAACGCGCGCCATCAGCGGCGAGCTCCGGATACTCAGTGAGAAGTTCAGCTACCGCTGCCTGAACGGCGTCCGAATCGACTTCGCCGTCGTCGTCCACGTCAATCCCTGACGTGTCGATGAGCTTGAGAGCGAGAGCAGGGTTCTTGACCTTGCCCGTGGCCGCAGCTTTGAGCTCCGCCCGGATGTACCGTTCGTTGCCCTTCGCTGCCGCTTCTGTTCGGCCTTCGGCGCGCGCCTTCTCGATGGCCTGCTCTTCGGCAGGCTTGTCTTTCAGCGCGGCATCAGCACGGAACGCGGCGAGTTCCTTCTCGGCGGCTTTGCGCGCAGCGCGCTCAGCGACGAGAGCTTTCTTCGCCCCAGCATCCGGGTCAACAACATGTGCACCCTCGCCCGGCTCTGCGGGCTCGAGCGGGTCGGTCGTTTCGCCCTCGACGGGTTCGGTCGGTTCAGCTGTCGCGTCCGTCACAGTCGCAACGTTGTCTACGGTCATGGTGAGAAATCACTCCTCGTTGGTGGGATGAGAAAGGCCCCTTCACGGGGCCAGGTTTCACCCCAAACGGGGTGTTTCTTCCCGCATCACACGGGGAAGTTTGTTAGCCGAGCAGGCCAGCGAGACGGCGCACATCAGCCGACTTCGTGTCAGCAATGGCACGCGCGAGCTCGGCTTGAAACGTCTGCTCGATACGTGCCGCCTCGGCGGGGCTGATGGGCTTGAGGCCAAGGCCACGGTCTGCAGAGTTCGCACCGATCGTGTTGGGCTTGTACCCGGCACGCGCCCACTCAGCCCGGTAGTGGGCGTCGAACAG